CGGCGCGATACATAGCGCGTCAGGAGTTCCCACAGCACGCGGAATGGCTTAAGGGTCGGGCCGTGGCATATAGGCTTGTGGCGGATCACATGGACAGACTGAAAGAGGGGTACGAGTAATGGATTATACTGTGCAATGGAAAGCGAAAGGCGATACTCACTGGGAGACTGACAGGCGATTCGAGAGCTTGGAGGAAGCAATCCTATTTGCTACGGCTGAGGCACGTTATTGTCACGAAATAGCGCACCGTGTGACGGGGCTAAAAAGCAACGGTTTGCCGAAGGTGCTAGTTAAATTTAAACCACTAGGAGGCGAGTAATGTTTTACTTAATAAAGTTTGACAGGGGTGGCGGGGAGTCTGAGCCTATGCCCTATGAAACACTAGAAGATGCGTTCAGCGCGGGTGAGAACTGCTATGACAACCCAAAGTGGGTGAGTTACAAACTGTTTGAAGAACGCGACGAAGATGGTTTTCTTTATGAAATGATAGGGGATAATTACTAATGGAATACTTAGCAAAGATACACCACGCAGGGAGCACGATCGAGGCACACGTGGACGTACGCATGTGTCACGGTGACATTGAGGCGGAGTTTTGCACTAACTTCGCGTTTGTGGACGATGAGGTCGTAACGCTAGATGAAGTGAGCGAGACTCTTCAGATGCTATTGATAGACGACGCCCACGATCAATGGGCAATGGAGGTTGATGAGTCATGAGTAAGTCAAAAGAGCAGATATTGGCGCGGATGATGCGCGATCTTGACACGCTGTATGAACTCGCAGCCGACAACGGAGAGCGTGACGCTGTGGACTTCGTGGAAGATATAGTCATTAACTGGTACAACGCAGAGATAAGGAAGCGGTGGGTGAATGAAATATTGGAGGAGAAGGAATCATGAACATTGAACAAGTAGACGCACGACTAGCAGAGATCACCAAGCGGCTGGTCTACCTTTCGAATCTAAATGACGTGGATGGGGACGACAAACAAGCGTACGCGGCCATGAAAGCGTATGACACTTGTTATTACATGGTAATTAAACTACAACTGGACATCATGAGGGACGCAGCATGACAGACGATATGTTAGCAGCAGTAACCACAGCAGTGAGCCTCAAACGTGGCGCGTATACATGGGCTGAGGCTCTATCGTATGCCGAGCTACAACATAACCTAGACGAGTTCCAAGCAGAGGACTTAGACTCTATCGCACGTAACCAATACCGACGCTTACAGGAGCAAACAAAATGACTTTGAATGCAGGACAGGCAGCGGTGCTATTCATCATCACGTTCATGATCACAACGACAGTGTTAGATACGCTGGAGGCTATCGAAGAAAACAATTCATGTGAAATCAAGGAGCAAACACAATGAGCTTTGCAAAAGAACTAATGGCAGCAATCGACGACGCACGCGCTAACCCTAACGATCACAGCGAACTAGGACAGGTGCTGCGCGTACCTACTGACCGCTACGGTGCTGCACTGAGTCGCCAGACGCAGCGAGCGGAGCTATGGCAGTCGCTTATAGACTTCCGAGAGGAGAGGATAACTGAGGAGGATCTGTTCATGTTCATGCAGACTTTCGATTCTGCTCTGGATTTCCACGGATTCATTAAACTAATGGGGGAAATAGGCCATGAACTCTGAGTTATTCGAGGGCTACGAGGGCGACACGCTAGACGCACAGCAACTGAAACAGGACAACGTAAACCACAAGCTGACCTCTATCGGGAACCTACGCGGGTTCACTGCTGCTATGGCAGCCACTCCGGTTGACCGGAAGCAGCGCACCAAAATGATGCGTGATCCCACTATTCCTGCGAGGCATATGTACTACCGAAAACCCAGCAACATGGGGAAGGATCAGGCGCAGGAGTGTATCGACTGGCTGAACATGCACAAGTCTGAACTACCTGAGGAGTTAGAGACTGAGCAAGGCCAGCACAGGGGTGTCTTGTCGGCTATCTGCATCGGTGTCGGTAAGGTAGAGAATCGAGAGGTTGACAAGGCTATCGAGGACGCATCCCGAGAGGACGCCAGTGTAGGTCTTTACTACATGGAAGGCATCAGCGCCTATAAGGGACGCACTGCGGCTTTCTTCGAGGCCCTGCGTAACCCTAACCTACGGGGTGACATGCACAGACGAGGGCTGAGTGACGCTCAGGTGCAGCTCTACCTAGGTGAGGTACAGGCAGAGGCTTACCGGAAGTATGCCGAGCACAAGGCGTACATGCTGCGCTGGCGTGGTATGCAGGAGTTCCGAGGGGTGACACGAGCCATTGAGGAGGAGGCCAAGGGCGTCAAGCTAAGCAAGGCACAGTCTAACGCTAAGGAGATGCCCTCTCAGGAGCGCCTCAATGAGCTTCTCAGCTACGATCCCGATACAGGTACATTGGTACGGGCTGTCTCCGCAAGTGGCGTCAAGCGCGGTTCAGAGGCTCACACGACCACGACTAAGGGCACACTCCGGACTACGGTAGACGGGGGTAAGTATCTCACTACTAGGGTGGTGTATATGCTAGTCACAGGCATTGATCCCAAGGAAGCAACGATACACTGTATCAATGGCGACCTATCCGACCTACGATGGGACAATCTAATGCTGGAGACTACTAGCAACGCGGTGTCTAGCACCGGTGTTCGAGAGCGGGAGCGGTTGGAGTATGATACAAAGTATCGCGCTCGTGTGAAGGTAAGCGGTAAGGAAATACGGGTAGGTGATTTCGACACTGAGGAAGAGGCTGAAGCTGCTAAGTCTTTGTTTATTAAGACATTAAAGCGAGGCAGACACCCTAGTGGCCCGTTATTCGGTATAGGTATAAGGACTACATAAGCTTTCTGAGGCTGGGTAATTAAGTATTAATTCTTACTCAGCTTAAGCTTACACTTAGGAGAATAGAATGGAAGAGTCTACCCTTATTAGTAAGGGGTCATGCGATTCATGCGGTAGCTCAGATGCTAATGCTTTATACGATGACGGCCATAGCTTTTGCTTTAGCTGCAACACACACAAACAAGGAGAGTCTACTGTGAGTCATGTAACGCTTACATCAGGCGGAGAACTAGATAGATTAATCGGAGTCTGGAATGCTAAGGGAGCTACAGCTATCCCAGATAGGTCGCTAACCACAGGAACCTGCTCTAAGTACGGTGTCATTGTGGACGGTGATGTCCAAATGTATCCTTATTTTGCTGAGGGAACCACGGAACCCGTAGGCTTCAAGCTAAGGACTGTCTCTACCAAGGGCTTCCGCGCAGTAGGGGACATCAAGTCTGCTGGATTGTTCGGTCAGCAACGCTTTGGCAATCACGACCAGAATAGAATAGTAATAACCGAGGGAGAGCTAGACGCTCTGGCTGCTGACCAGATGTTCGGCAGTAAGACTGCGGTTGTTAGCCTCAAGGGCGGAGCTGCCGCTGCTGGTCGGGATGTGAAGGCTTCCTATAACTTCCTAGATGGATACAAGGAGATTGTATTCTGCCCAGACGCAGACAACGCAGGACAGGAGGCGATAGCTAAGATAGCTGACGTGTTCGCTGGTAAGCTACGCATCATGAAGCTTGACGCATCGGTAGGTAAGGACGCGTGCGATTACCTAAAGAAGGGTAAGACTGAGGAGTTCACTAGGGCTTTCTTTTCTGCTGCTGCCTACGTACCAGAGGGCATCATAAGCAAGGACGATCTATGGGAGCGGCTGAACACTGAGCGCCCGGCTGCAATGGGGGACTACCCTTGGGAGGCACTGAACAAGCTGACGTACGGCTTCCGTCCCACTGAGTTAGTCACTGTGTGTGCTGGCTCTGGTCTGGGCAAGTCGTCCATCCTCCGCGAGCTAGTGATGCATGTTAAGAACACTACCGAACACAAGATCGGTTGTCTCTTCATGGAGGAGAGCGTTGAGCGTACGGCTGAGGGGTTCATGGGCGTTGATCTAAGCACCCCTGTACACTTACCTACCTCATCGGTACAACGTGGATCACAGGAGTACAAGGACAGCTTCGAGCGTGTGTTCGGAGATGACAGGCTAATGATCATGGACGCATCGTTCGACACCGGAGCGACAGTGGATCAGGTCGTGGCCCGTGTCAGGTACATGGCGAAGGCATTGGATTGTAAGATAATCATACTAGATCACATCAGTATCCTCGTATCGGGCGGCCAGCATGGCGACGAGCGCAAGGCATTGGATGAGATCATGACTAAGCTACGCAGCTTGACTCAAGACACAGGCATCACGTTGTTCGCGGTGTCACACCTTAAGCGACCAGAGGGGAAGGGGCATGAAGAAGGAGCAGCAACCAGCGTGGCACAGCTTAGGGGCAGTGCTTCTATTGCTCAGCTGTCTGACTTCGTGCTTGGCTTGGAGAGAAACGGGCAGGCAGAAGATCCAACTGAGCGAAACACGACTCACCTGCGAGTCCTTAAGAACAGGTTTTCCGGCATTACTGGCCCAGCAGGGCATCTATTGTACAATGGAAATACCGGTAGACTGAGTGAGTTCACACCACCAGAAGAGGAGGAGGTTATACTGTAATGGATAGGTATGATATTGAATGGCTAGTTACCATCACGCTCTGCTTCGGCTTCGTACTATTCGCTGCTTGGTGCGGGGTAGATTTACGTAAGACGGAGTGCCTTGAGTATGGTGAACTTACAGGCTACGAGGCGAGGCAACTCGACAGCGGCAGGTGTATGGTCAACCACCCAGATGAGGGCTGGATACCAGCATGGAGGGGACATGAGTAAGACAGAGAAGCTAGTGGCTGAGGCCTTAGCTATTAAGAAGGCAGACGAGAGGCTGCGTGTTCGTAGGCGCAGGCTTGTGAAGAAACTGCAAGACTGCCGAGGCGAGATAATAATAGTGGATGGCGTCATCTACCAAGTGAGTGAGGATGAGTACCCTGATATCGCACTGATAGGAGACATGCCATGAGCAAGATGGGAGCCTATGTATTAGAGCTACAAACTAAACAGGATGAGGAGTACGCTTATGTACAAGCGGAAGAGAATGGCAGTAGTGGACATAGAAACGAACCTCGCATGGAACCACATATGGTGCGCGGGAGTAGTACACGAGGGTGGCGAACACGCACTGGCAACGACACCGGATCAACTGGTGGACGCTTTGGCTGGCGTAGACACTATCATAATGCACAACGGAATCGGGTTCGATCTACCGAGACTGAAGGAGGTGTGGGGGTTTGGGTGGAATCGTAGCGTTGTTGATACTTGCGTTTGGAGTAGGCTGCTGGAGCCTTCTTTGGATGGCGGTCACTCGCTCAAGAACATCGCATCTCTTGCGGGAGAGGAACTCAAGGATGACTTCGACCCAGCCGAGTTCGACCACGGACTCACTGAGCGAATGTCAGACTACTGCATCCAAGACTGCCGAGCCACGTGGTCAGTGTATAACTACCTTGAATCTAAACACCAGCGACTAGGCTTCAGCGATGCCAGCCTAGAGAATGAGCAGGAAGTGCGACGCCTCACCACGCAGCAGGAGGAGAATGGATTCTTGTTCGACTTCCCACGTGGGTGTGAGTTATTCAATGGACACGAGGAGAGAATGAATGAGATTGAGCAGGAGCTTCAAGAGGTATTCCCGCCCATTGTGGAGCGCCGGTGGAGTGAGAAGACTGGCAAGCCGCTTAAGGATAAGGTTACGGTATTCAACCCCGGTTCGAGACAACAAGTCGCAAGCCGTCTTGAAGGCAAGGGTGCAGTATGGAAGACACGCACAGAGACAGGTAAGCCGAAGGTGGATGAGACAACCCTTAAGGAACTCACTCACATACCGGAGGCCGTACTAGTCTTGGAGTATCTAACGCTAAGCAAGAGGCTTGGCATGCTGCGCTCATGGATAGACGCAGTAGCAGACGACGGCAGGATACACGGACGTGTCAACACATGCGGTGCTATCACCAACCGTATGACCCACAGCAAACCTAACCTTGCACAGATACCAAGCGATAGGGAGTACCGCGAATGCTTCACCGTACCAGAGGGCTACAAGCTAGTCGGCGTAGATGCCAGTGGGTTAGAGCTACGGATGCTAGCCCACTACATGAAGGACGACAAGTACACGGACACCATACTCAACGGACGGAAGGAGGACGGCACAGATATCCACCAGCTAAACATGAAGGCAGCGGGGTTGACATCACGCGACCAAGCTAAGAC